AAATTTAGTCCAAGTAAAAGAAAATTCCTAAAAGGTGCGGGCGCAGGTCTTGCATTTCTGGCAACCCTTCCTGGTATAGGTAAATTTTTCAAACCTGCTGCAAAACTTGCTAAAACAAAATCATTAACTTCAGTTCCAATTGGAAATGCGCCTGGCATGCCTGATTGGTATTGGGGTCTTGTAAATAAAGTTATTAAAGAAGGGGATGATGTTACTAAGAAATTTGCTACACAGGAAAGACAAATTGTTCACAATAAAAAACTAGGTGATCCCAAAGATGTGTATGCAGATGATATTACTGTGACCCAAGAGTTAGATACGGGTAATGTTAGAGTAGAATATCATGCAGGCAGCAATATGGGTGAAGCACCAATTCAATTAGATTATAAAGCACCTCAAATTGCTGAAGAAGCTTCAAGGAAGGCAGGCAAAGAAATTAAAACGAATCCAGAATTTTCTGCTGTAGAATCTGAACCACGTGTTGCTAACTGGGATGGTGATATAGAATGGGATGGGGAAAATGTTGTAGGTAAAGTTGATGACTTACTGACGGATACGACTCAATTAGAAGCTTATGCAACAGGTAAAAAACCAACTATTAAGAAACTTTTAAAAAGCGAAGAGAAGAAGAAATATGTTAAGAAACTTAATGACGATCATGTAGAACAATCAGAATATCTAGAACAAAAATATGGACCAGGTCCTGATCCAGATGATATTCTAGAAGATTCATATCAAACTGTAACTAAAAAAGCTTCCGGCGGTCTCGCAGGACAATTGCACTTGAATCAGGGTGGAAGAGTTAGTTTTACTAAAGGCGGCCTGGCTCATATTTTAGGAGTTTAATGAAAATACACGAATGGAATGAAATGAATCGGTGGCTCGTACGTCCAGCTGATCCTGAACCTGATATATTAGCTAATTTTCCTGAAACCTTTAAAAAAGGTGGCAGAGTCAAGTACCAAGGTGCAGGACTCGTGGAACGTGGCCGAGCTGGTTTTTGGAAGGGTGGCTTGCTGAAATTTTTATACCAAGGTAAACCAGGACTTCAGCATGGAGCACATTATAACCGACTTATGAAACAATATAAAAGTCAGGGAATGGACCTTTTTAAGTCTTCTGAAAAAGCAATGGCTGAAGCGTCTGAAATTACAAGAAACAAAAAAATTAAAATTGTTGAAGATCACATGAATAAAACAAATATCCATGATGATGAATTCGTAGATTTAATAGATGAACACATTAGACTTAGAGATTATGAAACTTATAAAGATATTAAAAGATGGGATATAACCCGTCCTGCTCTTGCAGATAAACAGAGAGCACTACATTTTCCAGATTGGGCAGAAGCACGCTACGGTGATGATTATCATGCTGTCTTGGAAAGAGGTCAGACTAGAGAAATTCAACAGAGCATTGATCCAAATATAAAAGAACCTGCTCATCCTTCTTTTGTCGGCGAGCAGCAGACGGTGGACGAAATAGATGCAATGAACAAAGCAAATATAGATGAACTTCTTGAAGGCCGTAAGAAAAATGTTGAAGGTGGAAGAATTGGTTATGATCAAGGTGGACAACTCGTGGACCACGGACCTGCAGGCGTGAGGCAGGGGTATGGTGGAAAAGACATTGTAAAATATGACGACGGGACTGCATCTTATCGAAGTAAATATAAATCTGATTTAAGAAATCCAGATGGAACAAAGAAAGCAAAAACACATTATTTTGATACTGTAGATGAAGCGCGAACTTTTATGAAAGAATCTAAAGCTCAACCAAAAAAGGCCATAGAGTCTGCCCAGAATGTTCAAACAAATAGAAGCAAGTGGGTAAAGAATTTTTATAAGAATAATATAGATAATTTTAAAGTTTCTGATTATGACAAGTTCATTGCAAAGATGGCAAAAGAATGGGCTAAAGAATCTAAAAAAGCTCAATACATAGATATTGAAAAAAGAGTTCGATTAACCGATGATGTAGGTTTACCTCTAGTTCGTGAAGAAACCAAACTTTTTGATTTACCTGCTCCTAAAAGAGGACAAGTAGAAACTCATGGTCCTTCTAAGGCGTTTTATAAACGAGCTTTCTTCAAAGGAAAATTAGAACAAGATGAAGATTTAAAGATAGGGGTTAAGAAATACATGGAATGGGCTACACAGAAAAGACCCGAAGGTGCTCCCCCCTCTTATAAGGCGACTCATAAAGACTGGGTAAAAGCAGGAGAAGAATTTGTTGATAAAGATGTTCTATATTTTTTAGGCGAAGGTTATGAGCAATTTAAATATGGTCAGGGTGGAGGAGAGTTCTATAAGACAATGTTGCATGCCTTTCCTACGCTTTTTAAAAAGTATCATACTAAAGTTAATTTAAACAGAGGAACATGGGAAAAAAATTTAAGGGAAGTGGCAGAACTTGCAGGAAGAGATTATAATGACGTTCTTAATGCTATTAGAAAAGAGAATCAGGCAATAAAAAATTTATTGGGAATAGAACATTTACCTTCTGACATGGTATTTGGCTATTCAGGAGAGCATTTGGGAGGATTGAAGACTGCTGTCCTTGTAGGAGAAAATAATCCTGAACAGGGTAAAATTTTGGCTAATAAAGTTTTAGATAATGTTATTGGAACGACCCGTGGACGAAATACCGAGCTGGGCTATAAACTTTTAGAAAAACCTAAAAATAAATTGGTAAGACAGTTCAATAAAGCGACAACTCTCGACGCTAAATCTAAAATTATTACTCAACTTAATGACTTAGTACAAAAAGTGGACCCGGGTACTGTCGAGTGGAAAATTACTAAAGGCCAATTAGATTTTACCCCTTTAATTAAACAGGCTACAGTTGCAGAAAAAGCGTCAGGGTATTTAAGTCAAAAAGGAGTACATAAGTTTTTATTACAGGCAGGCATTGATATTGGCGATTGTTTAAGTCAAGGAGGCAGAGTGGGACTTGTCCTTGGCGCAACACCTAATAAATGTATATCTAAAGTTATTGATAAGGAAATGAAATTAGCTAAAAAAACAGGAGACATGGCTAAGTTTTCTAAATTTGGAAAACTGGCAAGTAAAGTAGGATGGGTTGTTGGCTGGGCCGATATTCCAGTTGAACTAGCTTTTGCATTACCCCATTTATTGTCTGGTAATGTACAGGATGCTAAACGAGCAACAACAGCTGGTTTGTTTGGTTGGGGTGGAAAAAAATTAGATGAAATAGACCGAAAACAAAATCCCGAAGCTTATAAGTATTTTAAACATATACAAGATATCAACGCCTGGATAGATGCGTTTTATCAACAACAGGGTGCACAATCTAAGTGGGATGAAATATCTGATGAGTATATGAAAAAATATAAGAAAGAGGGAGATCCAAGTGGTGTTATGGATCGTATTGTAGATCAATATGAAGACGCAAAAGCTAAACAAGAATTTATATCTAAAAATTATAAAGGATACGTGAACGAAGAAGGAAAAGAAGACCCTCGATTATTATATTTAGGAAAAGAAGCGGGGAAAAAATACTTAAGAGAAACAGAAAAAAAAGAGTGGGCTGAAGGTATTGGTATGGGGCCATTATTTAATATTGCATTAGGGTTGCCACCCAAAGGAATTAAATTTAAAGAAGATAAAATAACTTCTTTGGAACAACAGATAAAACAGAAGGGAGAACCTTTTTATGGTAGATTTTTGAAACCAGGAGTAAGGGCTGCCGCAGAATTTTTAGGTGCTCCTGGACTTCATGACGACTGGTATGATGCTTTTTATGGACGAGACCCAAGAGAAGCTTATTCTGATCTTCCTTTAGAGTGGACAGATCAATTAGCTAATTTAGAGGAAAAAGAATTATATCAAGATTTAGCTGACAAGCTTATGAGACCTGGAGGAGAACTATTTAAGCAACATTTAATTGAGCAAGGATTTGATATGGACAAGTTTCGTAAATATGGTTTACAAACCACGGCTTCTATATCCAGAGCAGGCGGCGGCCTAGCTAACCTAACAAGAACCGTGGCCCCTGATTCAGGGCCCGTGTCACGAGGCTTGTCTTACCTGTATAACCGTGCTAGAAGAAAATAGGAGAAAATAAATGGCAGCAATAGACAAGTCCCTACCCAACGAAGTAAGGACCAATATAAAATTACCTAATCCTCAAGAAGTTCAACAGGAGCAGCAACAGCAGGTTGCGGGCGACATGATGAAGCCTGTAGACATTCAAAATAATGAAGATGGTAGTGTCGATATTAATTTTGATCCTAATGCTGTCAATCCTGGAGATACTAAAGATCATTTCTCTAACCTTGCAGAACTTCTTCCAGACAGTGTTTTAGATCCCTTAGCTCATGAACTTTATAACAATTACCAGGATTACAAGACTTCAAGAAAAGATTGGGAAAGAGCTTATACCAGTGGCTTAGATCTTTTAGGATTTAACTACGATGATCGAACAGAGCCCTTTAAAGGTGCATCAGGAGCCACGCATCCTGTTTTAGCTGAAGCGGTAACTCAGTTTCAATCGTTAGCGTATAAAGAACTTTTACCATCCGGCGGACCCGTTCGAACTCAGATTGTGGGTATGCCAACACCCCAAAAAGAACAACAAGCTATAAGAGTTAAAGACTACATGAACTATCAGGTCATGACGGAGATGAGCAGATGATTTAGTGGTTCCGTATACCGCAACATCCCTAGATGATTGTGAAGCGATCATTCATTCGGTTCGTATGTCGGAAAATGAATTAAGAAAACAACAGGTTGGAGGATTCTATAGAGATATCGAAGTCAATCCTGCCTACATGACGGAAACAGAATTACAGAAAAAAGAAAGAGAACTTGAAGGCGTATCTCGTGGCAGAGAAGAAAGAATGTATACGATTCTGGAATGCCATGTGAATATTGACCTTGAAGGTTTTGAAGACGTTAATCCACAGGATGGAGAGTTTACTGGAATCAAACTTCCCTACATTGTAACTCTTGAAGAAGGCACAAGAAAAATTTTATCGATTCGAAGAAACTTCGATGTTAAAGATCCAAAGAAAACTAGAATTGAACACTTTGTTCATTTCAAATTTTTACCAGGTTTAGGTTTTTACGGTTTTGGCTTAATCCATATGATTGGTGGATTATCAAGAACAGCAACAGCAGCTTTACGACAGTTGCTCGATGCAGGAACGCTCGCAAATCTTCCCGCAGGATTTAAAATGCGTGGAATTAAAATGAGAGATGAAGCACAAGCTATACAGCCAGGCGAATTCAGAGATGTAGATGCTCCAGGAGGAAGTTTAAAAGATGCATTTATGCCACTTCCCTTTAAAGAACCTTCTGCGACATTACTTCAGCTCATGGGGGTCGTAGTCCAAGCAGGACAAAGATTTGCATCTATTGCAGATCTACAAGTAGGCGAGGGAAACCAACAAGCAGCAGTGGGAACGACCGTAGCTTTGTTGGAAAGGGGAAGCCGAACGATGTCGGCCATACATAAGAGATTGTATGCGGCAATGAAAAGAGAATTCACATTACTTTCAAGAGTATTTAAACTTTATTTACCACCCGTCTACCCATACGATGTTGTTGGAGGCCAAAGACAAATTATGCAAACGGACTTTGACAGCAGAATCGACATACTGCCAGTTGCAGATCCAAATATTTTCTCTCAAACGCAACGAATCTCACTTGCTCAAACGGAACTGCAATTGGCATCCTCAAATCCAAGAATGCATAATCAGTATGAAGTTTATCGAAATATGTATGAGGCATTAGGGGTAAAAGATATTGATTTAATTTTAAAGAAACCACCTCA